GGTGAGGCGTTCGGTGGAGGTGCGGGCTTCATCGACCTTGGCGCGGAAGTCACGCGCCTCTTCGCCGGTTTTGTTGAACTGCTTGCCGGTGGACTCAATGCCCTTATCGGCCTGATCAAGCGAACGATCCAACCCTTCAGCGGCACGGCCGGAGTCTTCCACTTCCTTTTTGAAGGTGCGCACCACACCGCTGGCCGTGTCCTTGGCTTTGATGAGGAGGTTAAGGGCAAGGTCTTTGGCACTCATGGCGGCACCCGGTTGGACTAATGGAGGTTAAACGGCAACGGAGGGCGTGTGCCCTCCGGGTGGATCAGGTCAGGCTCAGGCGGTTTCCTGATCCAGATAGAAGGGCGCGGTTTCGCCATTCACCAGCTTGACCTTGCCCGCCAGGGTGGCGCTGACGTACTCGCTGGCGAACAGGTCCACCGCTTCGGTGGGAGCCAGTACGCTCTCGGGCACTTCCAGTTTCACCGGCAGGCCGGTGGCCAGGTTCTTGCCATCCATCAGCATGCGCACACGGATCATGGAGCGGATGGCGCCCTTGATGCGGGTGCCCGCCACGGCGTTGTGGCTGTAGCTGATCTTGGCTTCAACCGCGGTGCCGGTATCCTGTGTACCGCCCGGGGTGGTGCGGATCATGCCCAGCGAGTAGTTGATCTCGTAGGCAGCAGCCGGGATGGAGGTGGTGCCATCGGACTCGAACAGCTCAAGCCCTGCTGCGCCGATGTTGCCGTGGGGCAATTTAGCCCACTTGTTGTCGGCGGGCAGGACGATATCGGTCAGGCTGACAGAGCCGCTGCCCTGGTTCAGCTCTTCCACGTCGCCCAGCAGGGCCAGTGCCAACAGATCGGCGGGCTGGTCGTCGATGACGATGCTGATCTCGGTGGGCTGCGGCAGCACCACGGAGTCCAGCACCTGTCCGTATGAATCCTTGCGCTTGGAGGTGCGGTCCACGGATTCGGACGGAGTGTTCAGCTGTAGCTGAGTAACGTTGATCGGGCCGACCAGGCCAGTGCTGGCCCCGGCATCGGTAAGACGGTCGAAGTAAACATCGCCGGCAAGCAAGAGTCCGCTCATTATCGTGCTCCTTTGGTTCTGAAGGTCAGTTCAAATGCGAGTGGGTAGTAGCCAAAGCCGGGCCGAAAGCTGGGCTGTGGCGCGTTAACGCGGTTGATGGGGCCCAGCGCGGTGTGTACGCCGGAGAGGGTTTTGACCAGCCGAGCCAGCAGCACCCCGGCCTGTTCCTTTTGGCGCAGGTTGATGGCCAGCACGACGGTCCAGGTCTGTACCACCCGGCCCAGCATGCCGCCCTGCGCCTGTTCGCTGACGCGATCGCCGCGATAGATCAGGTGCACCGCCGGGGTGATCTGGCTGCGCTCTTCCATCTCGGCCAGATCGGCACTGCTGTAGACCTTGCGGATGCCCTCGACCTGCTCCAGCAGCTGGATCAGGTGCGGCTCGGCGGCCAGGTAGTCGTCTTTGAGTTCGAGCATCAGATGAACCCCTTGCTGTTGCCACGGGCGAAGACGCTACCGGCAGACTGGATCTCGGCGGTGTTGCTGCTCGGACCGGTGTCGCTGGCATCGAGCACGCCCAGACTCAGTTCGCCGGTGCCCAGCTTGGTCAGGAACTTGGTGGCCGCTTCGTAACGCTTCTGCAGCTGCTCGGGGGCGCGTTCATCGGTAAGGATGTAGCGCGCCATATCACAGCACAGACGCACCAGCACATCCGGCACGGTGATCAGCGGCAGGCGGTAGCGGCCACCGATGTAACCATCGATCTCGGCGCTGGCATCGGCCAGTACCTGGTCGAGCACGGCATCGACGATGGCCCCGGCACTGCCATCCCGATCGGTGAGGAGGCGGATCTCCTCTTCACCAAAACGGCTGATCATGTCCTGACGGGTGGCGTACATGGTTTAGGCCTCATCCGCCTGTGCCTGGAACATCTCCCAAGCGCTGGCACGATCTTCTGCAGAAGTGCCTTTCGGGAAGTGAGCGGCCTTGGGGCTGCCATCCTTGTTCCACTGCTCGGGGTCATGCGGGTCGAGCTGGGCGATGATGTCCAGCAGCGGCTGCAGCAGGTTAACGCCCTCACCCGGTGTTACATCGTTAGAAACACGCTCCGGCTCCACGGCCCCAGCCTGATCAGCACCCGGATCTGCCGGATGGGTTGTTTCAGCAGCGTCCGTTTCAAAGTCGCCGAACTCCACCGCCAGGCGCGGTTCCGCCTTGAGCTGCTTGATCTGTTCGGCTGAGAAAAAGCCATCCGGGTAAACAGTCGGTCCACTCGGGTGAGCCACACCTGCACGACGGAAGCCATTGATTGCAGAGCTGATACGAATGGGCATTTCATGAGTCCTCTCGCTTTGTCAGTAGGTGGCCATCCGTTGGCCCGGTAGCGTCCTTGTCGGCACTCCCTTACAGGTAGTCCGCGACCACCAGCTCCAGGCGGTTGCGCAGCTCGTTGGAGCTGTTGGCATCCAGCTCGCGTTCCAGCAGGCGGGTGGCGGCTTTTTCCAGTGACGCAGGCACCACCAGCACGTTGGGGCGCACGCCCAGCTTGCGGCCACCGTCAGCCTCGAAGGCACGCATGGCACTGATCGCGGCCCAGAGGTTGTCGGCGGTCAGATCCTTGCGCGAGCCATAGGCCAGCTGCCAGAGACCAAAGCCCACGTTGCGGCGGCAATCGACGCCGAAGCGGTACTCGTTGGCGGTGAAGACGTGTTCGTCATCCAGTTTGGTCATCGCCTGCAGGTTGGCCGCACGGCGGTTCTGCAGGATGATCGGCTTGATGGAACGGGTGGTGTCGAGCAGATACCAGGCGGTACCGGCACCGGCGTTGTCATCCCAGTTGGCCACACTGACGGCAACACCGGTGCCATCGGCGTTGGGATAGACCGGGTGGTCGGTATCGAAGTAGTTCTGCCCGTCATAACAGAGGGTGGAGGTGCCCGCCGACAGCAGACCATAGACCAGCTCGTCCGGGTGGATCTCGGCCATGCGGCCCATCTCCTGGAACAGCGGGCTGTAGATGCCGACGTTGTCGTCTTCAATGTCGTCACGGCTGACCGCCACGGTAGACTCGTAGGTCTTGTTGGCGATGGAGTAGCCGTGGGCCTGCATGTCGTTAAGGACGCGATCGCCGACCCATTCGCGGAAGGTCGGGAACTTGCCCAGCCAACCATAGGTGTTGGACTTGCTGGTGGAGGGGATCTCCATTGCCACCTTGTTCCACTGCGGATCGGCCTGTTTCATGCCGTCCTGGAAGTCGCCACGGTAGCCGGTGAACAGCGCCTGCAGCAGTGCGGGGGTAACCATTGCCATGGTGTGTGCTCCTGTTTAAGTGTCGGTTATGACCGCAGCTTTATGCCTGGGCCTTGGCGGCGGCGAACTGCGCCGGGGTTTTGCCCAGCAGGCGGGCCGCTTCCTTCTCTTCGGCGCTCAGGCTGGCCACCGGGTCATCGCCCTCTTTGGGCTTGGCCTGATCGGTCTGCTTTTGCGACAGGGCTGCCAGCGGCTGTGCCTTGTCCAGGAAGGCGCTCAGGGCCGCCATATCCTTCTTGCCCAATTCCCGCGCCCAGGACTCCATGCTGGGCAACAGACGGCCATCGTTCTTGGCATCGGCCAGAAGCTGCTCCAGCTCGCCGGTTTTGTGCTGGGCGTTGAGCACAGCCAGCTGGGCCTGCAGGTCGCTGACCACTTCGATCGGCACGTATTTGGCCGGGTCGGGGGTGGTGTCTTTGGCGCTCAAGTCGGCCAGCTGGGTGGCCAGGGTGCTCGCAGTACCGGCCTGCGTTTGCAGTTCGGTCAATGCCGCCAGTGCCTGGGTCTGCTGTTCTTCGGACAAGGCCGCATCGCCCTGGACGGTAATGCCCAGCTGCGCCAACAGCTTTTTCAGAAGCTCGTTCATGGTGCTCTCCTGGTGGGTCGGGTGGATTGAGGTGAGATCGGACGCGGTCAACGACGCCAGCGCCTGCATGCCATCAATGCCGGGGCGGTTGGTCAGTGCCGCAGAATGCAGCTTGAGGGGGTAGCCGGTGGCGGCGTCGTAGGGGAACACGGCCGAGAGATAGCGGTATTCGCCCTGGTCGATATGGTCACGGGCGCGAGCGGTCCAGCGTGGCTTGATCCAAAGGCCGGAGCCTTCACGCCACTCCAGCTGCTTGAACCAGCCGGCCGCCGGTGCGGGCTGGCCGTTCTCGTCTTTGCGCAGGGTTTGGTGTTCGTAGTCGATGACCAGATCATTGGCGGCCGCTTCGGCCTGAGCGATCAAGCGCTGGGCAATGCTGGCATCCAGATACCACTGACCACCCGGCACATCGAGCGGACGACCGTCAACGGCGCTGAAGGCTCCGGCGGGCAGCAATTGGTGCCAGCCGTTGGCATCGGCGTCGAGGTCGAACGCGAGCACGGCCACCGGATCGGTGCCGGTGTGGGCGTTGAGTGCTGCGAGTGGTGGAGTTGAAGTAGTCATGCCGCCATGATGGCGGCATAATGGTAGGGCTTGGGATTAAAGGGTTTTATGCAATTTCGGAGGACCTAGCCTTTTCAAGCTCGGAAAATTCTTGGTACGTATGCAGATCGAAAAGCGAAATTGAGTCGATTTCACTAGCAGGCACAACGGTTCTGAAGTGCGAAAGATTCAGCGATCCTTCGCTGTCCTTATCGGAAATACCCTGCTGCCTGTAGTAGTCGTAATAACTATGCTGCACAGCAAAGCGAAGGGTATCTTTATCTCGGAAACCGCTGAGCATAGGAATAATGACTATATTCTCCAAGTCACCATGCAACAGCCTTTGATCTTGTACTTTCCCTACGTAGACCTTACGTGACTTCAGCGTTATCAGCACCAACAGCCGGTCACGCATGGAGTCGTAAAGTAAATGCTCTATCCCATTAGATTTGGCAAGCTCTGCATACAGCTGCATACGAACCTTTTCATCCTGCAGCGCTGCATCATTCCGCCTCCCTGTGCCTGAAGCCATTCCGGCACTGAGGGCCAAACTCAATACTGTTCCGGCAACCAGCCCCCCTGGAAGCTTAAAGAGTAGAATTTCACTACCCCATGAGGAGATAGAAACTTCATCGTCAACAAGTTGGCCAATACTCTCTACCAACCATGCCAGTGCGTTAAGCCCCGCACCGATCACAATGATGACGAATGCTCCTTGCATGGTGAACTTCATGCCCCACTGAGCAATGTGAAGATAACTGTTCCAACCAGAGGCTCTTTTTTGGCGGTAGCGGCACTCCGGGTCTGTGTTTGTATAGAGAAATCCTATAACGAGCACAACAAAGACAACAGTGAAGCCCATTCGGCCATCCTTGATCACTTTTGAATTATTAGCGGGCTTCTCGACCCGAGTTGATAGGTTCTATTTTGATACTTGCAAGCGCTTCAATATGCTTGCGCAGCTCCGCCTGAACCTCTGGGTTATCAAGGTTCAATGACGGATTTCCATCCGAGTCAATCAAAATACGCCCCATCTCTGATGGCTCACGCTGGTCAGGCGTACGTTCGAAAGCATCCACGACGGCCATGGTTGAATGAAGCGTTCCCTTTAGCATTCTGAGTAGGCTATTCATCACTCCCTCCTGGGTACACTAGTCCATTACTGTGCCGGTTCTGTATTTATACATTTTGTATCTTTTTTGAGTATAACCTAGTTCATAACCTGAAATCCTGCATTTGGTCTTCGCCAGCACTCCTCGAATGCCATAAGCCGCGTTAGAACGCCGTTAGGATTGATTAATTACTTGCACCGACACCAACGCAGAGCATGCACACCCCAAAGCGCCTCCTGAGGGCTACAGGGCAAAAAGGATTTCCGTCTCCAGAATGTCCAGGATGTAGGCTTCATCGTCAGCATTGAGGCCCAGAAAGGGCCGCGCCGGGATGTCGCCCCAGGGGATTGGCCCGCCACGTTTGTTCTTGCCGAAAGCACCCTTCTCTGCCCCGAAGAACATCACCGGGGCGTAGACCTTGTTGCTGCCCACTTGGGCGAAGTCTTTGCCGTAGTCGGATTCGATGGAGGCTGCCAGTTGTCCTTTCACCTGCAGGATCGATCCCGGCCAGTGTCCGGCTTTCTCTCGGCGGGCCTTGGTCACATCTGAAAGACCTGCCCAGGGTTCGCCTGTTGCCGGGTCGGCCTCTTCATCAAAGGCGCGCTCGGCGGCGCTTTCCATCTGGGCCGCGATCAACGCCATCGGTTCGCTCAGATCATCCAGCCGGTTTAGCAAGCCATCGAGCACATCCAGTACCTGCGGGTGGTTATGACTGAGGTCGAGGGTGGTGGCCATGGGGATCTCCTGTTTCTATAATGGGTGTGGGCGCTCTGTACGC